AACAATGAGTGCTGTAACGGCACTGGAGAGGATCCGGGATAGGAGCCTCTCTTTAGGTAGGATAGGTGCGGCCCTGCGTCAAGCCGTACCGGCAATAGATGCTGATTTCCCGAACTGGGGCTTGGCCCGGCAGTATGCGTATGTGTATGCGTGTGCTGGATCTGGCAACTATGTTGGGGCAGCGGCTACTTCATTGCTGTGTTGTGATGCCACGGTTCAGGTTGCCTACAAAGCTGAACTGTGCGAATGGATAGTTAGGAACGGATACGGAGAAGTTGACCATGGGCGGTACACCAAGACGGTCAATGGATGGACTGACGGGGCGCTGCCACCCGCCGACTGGGTAAGAGTCAAACCACACCCAGCAGCAGCGTCAAAAACAAATGTATACTTTCGCGAAATGATGAGGTCGGCCAAAACCTACGCGCCTGCGGTATATACGAACGCAATCAAATGGCGCAACCACCTGCACAAAATGACAAACGACCAAGCATGTGGGGCCATGCTGTATGCGTGCGGTGCCGCGAAATTCTACGGATGGGACTTGGCAATGCGCGTAGCGATTGGGTCGATAGAGGAACCCGACACGGCGAAGGCAATTGGGGCTGCTATCAAAGCACTGGGGCAGACCGTTGAGATTGCTGGCGCTGTACTGGCAGAGACAACTTGTCTGTTGGGGCGCGGGGTCGCCGAGATCGACGTGCGCGCAAGGGCACTAGAACGTGTGGCTGGTCACGGGACGCCCTGCCCGCAGCTTTTTGATGACGAAGTACTGCGCGCTGCGATACAGGAACTGTTAGCGGACGAGATCGACCTAGGCAAAATCAGAATAAGCGGTGACGACGAATTCTGGGATTCCCGATGGGCATGGTGTGTGAACGGCTCGCATTCTAAGATGGTGGAGCGCCACGATAAACGCTGGGCAGTACCAGTGGGCGGCCAAGTGCACCGGCGTGTCGCGATAGAGAATTGGACTGAGAATCCGCTGGCCGCGTGGGATGGATACGTGTATGTCTCACCAAGCGCAAAGCTAGAGCACGGGAAAACGAGGCTGCTCCTGGCGTGTGACACGGTATCATACATCAATTTCGAGCACCTGATGCAAGCAGTCGAGCCCGCCTGGAAAGGGAAAAGGATAATACTTGATCCTGGGAAGGGAGGAGCTATGGGTATAGCGAGGCGCGTTAGGAACATGGGTGAAGGAGCCTGCTACGCGGCACTGGATTACGACGACTTCAACAGCCAGCATACACTGACAGCGCAGCAGATACTGATAGAGGAGACATGTAAGCTGATAGGCTACGATAGCGAACGGACAGCTCGGCTGGTGGGGAGCTTTGAGAAGATGATAGTGTGTTACGGCGGTAAAGATCTAGGCAAGGCACACAGCACGCTGATGTCAGGGCACAGGTGCACGACGTACATCAACAGTGTACTGAACGCGGCATATATTAAATGCGCGAGCGGTAGGCTGTTCAGCAGCTTGAAATCAATGCACGTCGGAGACGATATAATTGCAGCTTGCGCTGGACCGAACGAGGCAGAGGAGCTGCTGCGCTACACACAGGCGACACAATGCAAAATGAACCCACTAAAGCAGAGCATAGGAATCGTGTCCGGCGAATTCTTGCGAATGTCAATAAGCAAGAAACATGCATGTGGATATTACGCGCGGTCAGTTGCTAGTGCTGTAAGTGGTAACTGGACGTCAGATAGGTCGTTGTCGCCGCCTGACAGGTTGCGAACGATGATCGTGCAAGCACGATCGTTGATAAATAGGTGCGGCCTAAATGAAACGGTGGCGCTATTGTTGGTGCATGCAGCTGCGAAGCGGACTGGAGTCAAGCAGTCGCTGCTACGGCGGTTATTGACTGGAGCGATAACACTGGGGCCAGGACCAGTCTATATGGGCGATAACACCATACGGGAATATGAGTATATTGACACGAAGCGGCGAGAGGAACGTGAGTCGTATCGAGAGTATGGATGCAGAGCGACAACGGCGTACCTAACAAACGCTATCACTGAAGTAGAGAGGGTAGCACTAACTGCGGCGAACGTCTCAGTCAAGAATGCTATGGTAGAGGCATCATATATGAAAAGCCTTGCCACGCGCACTGACACGTCAAGCACAGTTGGTGGATACAATCTCAAGTTCAGCCGGGCGTACAGGTTGCCGGGATCATGTACTGCACGTGAGGCACTAGGTCACGATAGATGGACTGGAGTACTAGGCAAGTACCCAATCTTGCAGCTCGTGCGGCAGCGCCTGCCTGTATCAATCGTACGCGAGCTAGTCAAAACGCTGGCACCTAAAATGCACAACGTGCCATTGGAAGTGGCTGCGTGGGGCTACGAAAGCTGTGGTTACAGACTAGTGGGCGTATTGCCATACTCCGACGCGGCTGCAATCAGCTCCCGCATGGCGTACGGAATTGTATACGTTGATTACAACGTATTCATGTGAGTGTTAGATAGACACTCACACTATAGAATTGAC